ATCTGTTAAAAGTGTCTGCTGAAACTGTTTTACCTTGAGCAAAAGGCAACTGAGTTGGTAGTAATTTACTCATTATCTACGTCCTGACGGTTGAACTTCTACTCTTGTGCTTCCTAGCCTCCACTTATAATTTTTTCTATCTGTTGCAGAAGTGTCATCATCGGACTCAAACCTTAAAACAAATTGTCTAGCGCGCGAACGTAATGAGCCAAAAGTAGAGCTTGATGTTATCTGTGTTGTAGAATCAGTAGTTAAGGTTTGATTTGCAAAATCACGTCTTTTAACAACCACATTTATAGCTGGATTTTGACTTGTGCCAACTTGATTTACGAATAATATATCTGGAAGTATTTTTTTGAGAAATACAAAATTTTCTCCATCTGCAATATCTATGTCAGCTGACTCTATAAAAACACCATCCATTGAGTCACTATCGTTGTTAAAACCTTTTTCATGTTCGTAAACGTATTTGGTTGAACTTGCCTCACCAGCTGCTAAAGGTTTATTTAGCACACCAGCTGCTAACCAGCTATATCTTTCTAATGAGCCTATGCTCCACGAATTTTCTTCGTAGTTGTAAATTACATACCTAGATATTTCTGTTTCATTATCAGTAGTTGAAGGGTAAAAAAACCAAACTTCGCTAAACTCTTCGTTCAGACCTGCAAAACATTTAAACGCTTGGCTTTCATCTAAATCAGAAAAAACATAGTCTTGCACTGAGCATGGTAACTTTTGCACAGCGCCATTGTAAAAATAAAAACCTTTCTTAGACATATAAAAAACACCTTTTGGTGAATTTGCAGCAGCTTTAGGGCCAATAAGTCCTGCACCTTCATTAATTAGGTTTACAGCAAATGTTAGAGGTGGTCCAATAAAATTCATTGAATACAAAGATGTGTCTGTCCATATTAAAACTTCTTGTCTAGCTTTTAAGCCACCGACAATAGAAGAACCAGAAGATAGCCTTAAAGAACCTGCGGTATTTGTTGCAAGTGGTTCAAACTCCAAAGGATTTTCTTGGTCACTAAATGCAATTAGCATAGGGTCTAAAGTGCCAGTCCTTGAGCTACCACTTATAGGGTCTGCGCCTAAAACTATCAAATGCCTATCGGTTTCTGACGTTAATACTTGCAGGCCTTGAGTTGGCACTAAGTTTGCGCCAGATACCGCAGAAAGCTGCACTGCTCTTGTTGTAAGGCCGTCGTTTTCAACCCACCTGTAAATACTACCACCGCGAGGATTTATAATTAAATCTTCGCCATAATTGTCATGTGTCCATAATCTAAGTTGGTTTGTGCTGCTTAATGCAGTAGATGAACCCCAAGCTCCAGCTCCCCAAGTACCAACACCCCAACCTGTTGATTCAACATAAAACTCTAAGCCAGAATTTACTTGATATGCTGCATCGGTAGCCGAACCTCCATTGCCACTATCACTTGCATTTGCTGTGACTGTTGCACCACTTGTATCTTTGGCTGAAATTTCATAAGTGTTTGTACCTGTAACCAAACTAATTTGATATTCTTGGTTTATAACGGCAGCGGTCACATTACCACCTAAACTTACAGCGCTTGAAAAAGTAACAAAGTCACCACTTACAGCACCATGACTACTATCGGTCACAGTAAGCGTAGCAGAACCATTGGTAGCAGCAAAAGTAGCAGCGTTTGTAGTGTTTTTTCTTATGGGCGTTATATCGTTATAAATGTTGCCCTCTTCTATGTAATATTTATTGGTTGTGCCTACGCCTAAATATTTATTACCACCTAATGAAATCCATGAGTGCAAAGCTCTAGCCGAGCCAATAATTGAATTTGAGTTTAGTTTTTCCCAACCGCCGATTTTTTCTACGCGACCTTTTCTAAAACGTATTTTATCGCCGTCAACCCAACCACCTTCATTAGAGTAATCGGTTTCCTCTTTGTTTATTCCAGGCTTAAAATTAAGTTTTGATAGCGGCATAACACGACATCTACGCTAACCTAATAATTGCGCCTGTTGCAGTAGCGCTTGGAAAAACAATAGTAAAATCTCCAGCAGTAGAAGTTTTATCTCCACCAAAGTCTATTGCTGCTACAGCCTTGTCAGAATTTGTGTCGTTATATATTAAACAGCCTCTTGCAGTTACCGTAGCATTACTAAATGTCAAATCTGCAAAATCACAAAAAGCAGTAGTGCCTGATGTAGTTGGTGTAACCGAAGTTAATGCAGAGCCAGCAGTAGTATAGTTTGTGCCTGTAGCTTCTCCTGTGGTTACGTAAGCAGTTGTGCCAGCTCCTAGTGTTGCAGAACTAGTATATAAAGCTAATTTAAAACTGTTGCCACTTGATGCTGTAAAATTATGGGTGCCTACGAGTAGTTCTTGTTTAAAACTCGTACATATCGCTGATGTTATTGCCATTATAGCTCCTTCAATATTTTAGCCATGTCGCTGTGGCCCTGTTTTTCTAATAAATTTGCATTAGTCGTGTTCTGTGACTTTATTGCATTTTTTATAGTATATAAGATTACAGTATAAACTTGGTTTTGAAAAGCCAAAGCCTGCTGTTTTATATGTGCAGGTGCATTGTCAGAAATGTCACAAATCTTTTTTGTTGCTTGAGTTGCCCAAAACTCTGGGTCATGCCCTTTGTTATTTGTTGTTGTAACACCAACTTGACCTAAAACAAAATCGCTTTCTACGCTCATCCTTTGTATGGCTCTGGTGGGACAACATCATCATCAATTTTTAAACCATGCTGTTCTAATTGTTTATTTATATCTTGATAAGGCCCGATAATAAACCTACCATCATGTGGCACTGCGACCAAAGGTTTATCTAATCTATGAAAACCATAAAGTTTTTCTGTGGCAGGCACATTAGAATCTAAAACTGTTGACCTGCCGCTTATGCCAATTAATATATCTTCACTCATACATTTGCTTATCCAAAACTCAACACAGGCTCTTCCTGCTTCTGCAAAGTGCATGTTTTCTTTGTATGAAAAATCTATACCGAATAAATCTAGTCTATCCACCTTACTCCATAAAGCAAAAGCTATAGCATAAGCAACGGTATTGTTAAGATAAGCACATTTTGTTGCGTTACATACTTCTTCTACTGGGTACATAACAGGATTTTTAATTCTAGGGTCTAACTCACAGGTATAAACGGGTGTTTCTGTTTGTTCTAAAACACGACACATAACCGATGTTTGTTTGCCTGCATCGTCAGTATCAAAAAACCTACTTGCAGGGTCTAACATAAAAATACGGTCGCATGGATAAGTAGAGGCAGCTGAATTTATACACCAAACCTCATCCCACTCTCTGCCGTTTTGTAATCCTATTGCAAAATCAACTTGTGATATACCAAGTCCTACCAGGGCAATTTTTTTGCCTTCTAAATTTTCTATTCTATCCATTAGCTCACGTTAGAGCGGACTGAATCATACCTGTATTCGTCGCGTGTTCCACGACCTTCTGATGTGTTTTTCATTCTGGCTACCGCCTCCTTAAAACGTCCCTCTAGTTGAGCGATAACGTCAGGCGGTTCTTTTAAAAATATTGCTCCTTCTATTAAAGAGCCATACAACAAAGCATCTGAATAATCAGTTGACAAAAATGTTGTGCCAGAGTCGCTACCAGCAGTCAAAGAGACTGGTTTATGTAAATAATGAAGCTCAACCGTATAATCTGAATCAGGTATAGGCGATACTTCAAAAGCCGCATCATCAAACAAAGAGTAATATTTCGGTTTAGAACGTGTAGTTCCAGATGAATATTCCTTTATGAATGATGGATGTTTGAAATCTAAATAGTCGTATGTGCTTGAGCTTATTACAGCCAAACTCATGGGTGCATAAAAATCTGTAGGTGTTGCTAAAAATCTATTACCTGTTGTTACAGTTCCTTGAACATTTTTACGTTGTTCTGGCAACTGCACAAAAGAAAATATACGGTCTTCTGCTTCTGTTATAAATGTTGGAAGTTGTGTTGTAAATGTAGATTCAGAAACCTGTAGGTAATCTTGTATGGCTGTTTTTAATGTACTATATGTAAAACTCATGTTGTCACCGTTACCTCACCAACACCTGATGAAACCTCAAATGTAGATAATACACTACCCAACTTACCATCACCAACATTAGTATAAACTAAAAATTTTCTATTATCGTCTGCTTTATCTGGTCTTGCATTTTTTACAGCTTGTGGGTCTTCTGGAGCTGGTTTTGGCTCTAATTGTGGATGTTTTGCATCCCACATGTCTGGTCCAACTAATAAACCATCCCATGTTTTACGCATATCATGTAACTTATATCTAAAACCAGATATATCACAGATTCCGTATGAATGTTTACCTGATGCAAAAGACATTATGCGTTGTTGTAACTCCTTAAATTAGGTGATATTTTAAAAGAGGCTCGGTCTTCATCTGTAGACAAAGCTCTTTGGAACTCTTCCTCATATAAAGCTTTCAACATTTGTGTTCTATCTGGAGCTCTTTTAAGTGACATATAATAAGCTAGTCCTGCTGCCAAACAAGGATAGAACCTAAAAGGCATATCCAAAGTATTTGCTCCAGCGTCAGCATCATCCATTCTTGTTAAAACATTCATGTAAACAGTGTAAGTGCTTGATTTATCTGGGACTGGCCAAATGGTGATAGTCGGTGTTGATTGTTTATCAATAAGAAACTGATTCGGTTTACCTGTGCTTGATTTAGTAGTTATATGTGAATATTCGGCTCTACTTAGTCTTGTCATTGGCAAATCGGTAGTTTCAGTGCCTACTGTTTCTCTAATATAAACATCAAGAACATCTATTGGTGCTGTAGCATTGGTGCTATCAATGTTATATGTGCCTGTGTCTTTAACCATAGCAACAGTTTTTTCTTTTACTGTCCATTGGTTTAAGCCTCTGTTGGCCCATTCTGCAAGCATTAAATTAAGACTTCTGGTAGCACTTTTTAAATCGTAACCAGTACGAAGCTCTAAGCCACAACGCTCAAACGCTTCTTCAACGTAGTCTGCTACATCTAATTCAAAGTCTTTGCTTCCAGATAATGCCATAATTACTCTCTATCTTCGTCTGAGGCATACAAATTGTCAAATGTAGCCACTGGGTCTGTGTAGCTTTCATGTGCCTCGGCTGAATGTACCCATTGTGACGGTGCAAAATCTGGAGCACCCTCACCTGTTCTCCATAAAGCTGGGTTAGTTGCTCTTACTCTGTTATTGGGCAAAGCAACAAAGTTACCAGTATAGTCACCAGCGTCGGTTAAGTATAACACGTGTGATTGTTTGTGTTGAGCTGAGTCGTCAGCTATTGAATGTTCAGTATAATCTACAGTAAACATATATTTACCTAAATGAAACTCACCATCAATTTTACAATACCAAGGACTTGAACTAACCCTATCTAATGTAACCACGCTATGATGATGACTTAGACAATCCCAAGGTTGAGCTAAATGGTCTTGCATTGGGTTTGGCCAATCTTGTAAAGGAACATCTGCTATTAAAGCTTGAATAGGCATACGGGCCCACATAGCACCACCATGCACGTTTTCATCTGGATAATCTACAAAATCAGTTTCACAACCTGTAAAGACCACTTGAAAGGAAAGCGACCTATCTGGAATTGTATTAACTGCAAACGCTAAAGCGTGCAGATATTCACCGTGTCCGTGTTGATGATTAGTTGTAAACTCTTTTCTTACCCAGCATTTAAACTGCGGGATATTTGATATTAAATACGCCACCTTATTTAATTATAG